CTGCATCATAGTTGTTCACATCCCCCATGATGCCTGTCCACATTACCTGAAAGTCAAACGTGAAGTAACTGTTGGGAGCTGAAAGCCAGTTTTCAAGTTTAAGGCTCATCAAATTTGCGCGGGCGTCTGTCACGGCTTGTCCACCAAGTACAGGAGGGTATAATTTCCACCAGATGCTTTCCTCGAATCCTGAACTGTTACCGCCGTCGGGGACTCTGTTCCACGCAACAGGATAAGCGCCCATGACGGGAACAAGCCCTTTTCTGTCATTATATCCGGGCGGCTGACCTGCAACATACCCCGGCAGGTACTTGGTTGCGTCAAATTCATCGACAGGCGCTCCGGATGAATCATATTTATTCAGATGCCATTCATTTTGTCCCGGTCTGAATCCATATATCTGTCTGAAATATTGATTAAAATTTCCTACCCTGCTCCATGCAAATTCTTTTCCCCTTCTTATGCGCATCGGTTTCTGATCCACAACCTTTTCTGATCCCGACAATTCAAAATTTGCCGGTATATTTGGAAGTGCGTAGTTGCTTACATGTACAGCAGCCGTATCGAGTGTCTGGCCAACGGAATAGGTCTCGTTGATGCCGAGGTGATTATTTAAGGGGTAGACGTCAACCCCGTTCATCAGTTCGCAGCTTGTCAGGGACAGAACGCCCGTCCACAGCAACACCGCCTTAAAACCGAATGTAGTGCAAATGTCCCGTAAAATCTTCATATAGTTTTCATTATTATTGTCGTCGTTCGTAAAATTAGCGGAATAAATATACAGGGAGCTAAGGCTTTCACTGAAAGACTTTTTAACCGTTATGCCGGTCAGACCTGTATTTGTCTGAATGTAATCCAGAATGTACTGTATACTGTAAAGACTGGTCTTTTGCGCCCACAGCATCCGGTCAAGCTGTCCCAGCACAGATTCAAAATTGATGCTGAATACTTCCTCGAATCCCGTATTCGGCACTGTGTATACTTCCGGCAGCAGGTAGCCGGTGAATGTTTTATCTGTTCCGTAAGTGACGGTTATTTTATGGGTTTTAAATCCGACAATGCCGAACTGGTCAAATTTACTCTTTGCCCCGAAAAAAGACAGCGTACCCTTCCAGTCGATTACAGGCTCCAGGACGTCACTGTTTCCATAACTGATATTACAGCTGACTAATTTTAAATCTGCCGGCGTAGCGCCTGTTATCTGTATCGTGACGGGCTGCTTCCGGTAACTGTATGTGTTAAGTGTTATAGCCATAGTTCCTGTTATTCCTGAATTTATGATTAAAATTTTCCTGAACGCCTATCAGTTCCTGACCGCTGATCACAAAGCGTATATTAGCCTGCGAATTTTCACGCCCCCCAAAAGAAATCTGGTCGAAAAGGCGCTGTTGCTGACGGCTGTTCAGTATCATCTCTCCCTGGTTAACCCTTACGATATTCCGGTCTCCCACGATACCGCCGCCGGCAAACTTCTTGCCGCTCAAACTGCTGAACATGCTGACAGTGGCAGCCGTCAACGAAACAATGGCAATCAGCTTTTCGGCCCATGATGAAGCCTCGACCACCCCCTGAACGGCTGCCAGTACAGCCAGCGACGCCGCAAGCGCCCGGATACCTGGATTATCCGATATAGACCCTACATTGGAAGCCAGCATACCCAGCTGTGAGGCTGTAATACCGTAACTTTCGGCAAGTTTATAATTTGAACGCGCTTCTTCAAGGTTAGCGTCTCTCCTTGCTTTCATGTCAGCAAGTATCCGGCTCTGAAGCTCGGCCGGAATAATCCCGCCACTTGCAACGGGCAATCCGGGCGCCTCTATCTCTTTCGGCGTTACCCTGTCCCTCGTTTGCAGCAGTTTTTGATATTCAAGGAAAGCGTTGTATTTCTGAAGTGCGTCGGATGCGCCAGTCCATTTTGTCCGTGCGGCGTCAATGGCAGCATTGAGCTGGCTCATTGTTTCGATACTTTCTCTTGGGGGCGAAATTGATCCGGATTTACCGCCCGTCCCGCTGACCTGTTTATTAACGCTTATATTCAGTTTTCCAACGGTTTTGCCCATCGTCTGACGCTGCTGATGCAATTGCTTTTCTGCCACAAGATTTTCAGTCAGTGATTTTCGCTGATCGTCGTTGAACTTGTACCAGTTCTTTGCTATTATCATCTGTTCTTCCGAATACACTTTTAACGCTTCTCTTACTTTTTCAATCTCTTTATAAGTTTCGCCTGTCGTACCGAAAAATGAAAATTGAGCTCTGTTGGCTATTTTCATGGTTTCACTGTCTATTTCTTTTATTTTGGCATAAATACCGTCATATTCCTCTCCGGCTTTTGCAATTTCACGTATATGATCAGCCGTAAGATTTTGCCCGGTTTCCGCAATCCATGTTTTTTCTATTATATCCCTTATTTTTTGTTGGGTTTTCAGGTTATCTTCGTTTAGTCCGTTCGCAATCTCTTTGGCTCTGTTTACCGCAGCCTGCCGGTCAGCAAGGCTGTTTGTAATATCTCTCGCCTCTGTTACTGCTTCGTTAAAATCATACTGCGCCTCGCTTGAATAAATTTTACTTGCATTCATTCTGTCGGCCAGAGAATCTATTGCCTCTGCCAGATTATAAGCCCTGCGCCATCCCTCAATCAGTCCATCGTTAAACGTGGAGAAGTCAGCTGACATCAAGGCTCCGGCCAGTGAATTGAGAGTGGTTTTAGTAGCGTCGAGGGCTCCCGCAAACAGGTCTGACTGCTGTGTTGCCTCAATGCCCATCTTTGCGAACTGGCCGACTGCAGAGATTGCCGCCATCCATCCGATTGATTTGAGCGAAATGCCAACGCCGGTCAGGCTTTTCGTAAAGGACTCGAATCCTTTATCTGCACGCCCGATCCCGTCCTGAAAGTTCCTGACCTGCTGCGATGACCTCGTAAGGTTTCCATCAAATTGCTGTGTTTCAAGAAGTAATCTTGTTACTAAATCATTTGCCATTATTTACGTTTTTTTCAGCGTTGGAGGTGAAGGATTTTTCATTCCGGCCTCAATTGATTTCATCTGTTCAATTATTTTTGCGCGATTTTCGGCCGAATTCAGTTCCCTGAAATTTGATTCGTTTTCCCTGTCCCTGTCCCAGTCGAATTTTAATATATCTTCAGGCTTCAGCTGCTTTTTCGAGTTTACCTGGGCAATGATATATGAGATGAAACGCGCCTGTTCCCACGACCGCTTTTCCAGCCTGTTATACTTTTCGATGTAAATATCCAGTTCGTATGGCTGCGCCTCGTCAAGCACATAATGCACGTCATCACAGCAGGCCAGGACGTCAATCAGAGGTAACTGCCGTCGATTTTTTTTTTACTCTCTTCCTCACCGGAAGCAGTTTCATCGCTTTTCCCGTTTAACAGTTGCTGCCGTTTACTGTGCTCTGTCCACCGTTCGACAAACCATTTCATGTAGTTTTCATCGGAATCGCACTCATCAATAAATTCATCGAATGTTTTGACATATTCTTTTCCTGCCAGCAGGCACGAATAGTAATATATGTACATGTCCATGGATGTTTTAATCTCGAACGGGCGCCCTGTGATATGTTCAAAAATGAACATCGACCGGATACTGAATTTTATCTTCTTCATACATTATTCACTATTCACTGTTCATTATTCACTGTTCACTATACCAGCGCTCCCACGCCGGTAAATGTAGCCGAGAAATTTGCGTTATCGCCTACCGGAGCGTTCATTGACAGATCGGTAATAAGCGCCTTTCCTGTCTTGATTTCCGTCCCCGGATCCCATCCCCCTGTCGGAACATTGCCGCCTGGAGTGGCCGCTATGCCGAATTTGAGCGTTACAGGTTCGCGCGATACCATAATATCGAAAAGGTCTTCAAACGACACCCCTTCTCCATCCAGCGAATAGAGGTTTTCTGTCGTTGCCGACCAGTTCAATGACTGCACGGTACCCTGTGTCCAGACGCTGTTTGCATTGTCTTTTGTGCTGATTTCGGTCGAATTGGTTCCGATGGTCAGCGTGTGATTGGTGGCGTAGGCGACTGACTTCAATGTCGCGCCGTTGCCGGTAAATACCATTACTGTTGATCCTTTAATTACTGCCATTTTGTTTATTATTTAAAAATTAATACTGTATTCTTTTTGTTAATACGATGGAAAACAAGTATATAAATGCTCCATCGCTGTATGATTCCGTTACATTGTCGACTGTGATCCAGTCGATGTTTTTTGAACTTACCGTTTTGTTGTTGAGCAGCTCAAACACCCTGTTAGCTACATCGGCGCCTTTACTGTAATTGTCTGTTACCACACTCACTTCAAATGTATGTATGAATGTGTTGTTATCCTTGCTGACTGTGTTAAAGTCGGTATTTGTTCGCTGGTATACGGCAAACGGGAATGTTGTCGAGTTTTCAGCGACAATCGGAAATACCTTTCTGTTCAGTTCGGGTATTGTTTCGAGCAGGCTGTTCAAGTCTTTATTTACGTCAAAAATCATTTGTAAAAGCGTTTATTTATCTCCTTTGCAAGTTCATTATTAATGTCCTGTTCCACTTTTTTAGCGTTGTCAGCCATTGCCTGTTTAAAAAACCGCAATCCTGTTATCGCGCCTCTGTAGTGTCCCTTTTTCGTTTTTCTCCCCGTTGTACCTGTCTCAAACCACTTCAGCGCTCCCCGTGGCCTTACCCCGACCGTGCCACCCTCTGCACTTTTCCATACACTTCTGAATATATCCTTATTCATGTCAACCGTTGAATATGAGCCGTCTTTGATCCGTATTTTCCAGTTTCTCAGTCGTGGATTGGTTCGCCCAAGATTTGATTTTGCAGCGCTGGCAATTTTGTTAAGCGATCTGTTCAGAACATTCCGGTGGACTGCTTTCATCTGTCTGGATGATAAACTTTTGAATCGCTCAAGCAGTTCCTTTTGCCCCGTAAGTGTTATCTTTGCGCTCATACCTTACGTATTAATCAGTTCCGCGAGCAGACTGACCCTGTCTTTCAATTCATAGTTAATATTCAATACACGGTAGTGCCGGACACGGTTACACGGCGAACAGGGAGAAGTGAGATACGCAATCCTGTAATTAATCGAATCGTGACGCCTCAGTTTTTTACCGGCATACAGCGGTACGGCAAAAAGCAGCCGCTCGCTTACAAGCACTTCGTTCGACTGTGTAAACAGACTGTTACGGTCAAATCCTGTAACGTTTGCCCTTAACTGCACAACGGTTATCCATTCCTCGTTTTCGCTTCCGAACTCATCTTTTTTCTTTAGCAAAAACTGGATGGCTATCTTTTTGTTGAAAGCTCCCGGATTCATCTAATACGGTTTTTTAAATGAAAAACACGCAATGTCGGAATGATTGTAATTGAGTCCCGAAAGATAACCGTATGTCAACGGTGTATTGCCGGGAGCATTTCCAATATTTCCGAGACTGATACCGTCCCTGTTTCCGTACCACGTTGCCGCCAGTATCTTGACCTGCATCGCGATTGACGGCGGCAATTTACCTTCCAGTTTAAATGCACAGTCGAAATTAATGTTTATTTCCTTTTGAACCTGATCCTCGGAGGCTTCAAGTATCTCAAGAAGTAAAGCATCATCATCCGTATAACATGATTCCATGTTAATATGCCGCTTAAACTCATCCAGTTGAATATAGTTCATCTAAAACGGTTTTAATGGGGGCCGGATGTTACTCCAACCCCCTGTAAAAACTAAATTTTTGCCGTTTTGAAGGATGCCGTGCGACGCGGTTTCCCGTCGAAATAGGAATTGATAACAAGGCGAATCATGCCGTTTCCCGCCTGCGTGTAGGGGTCTACCGTCAAGTCAATGCCGCCCCACTGGCCGATAACGTAATCAGCCCAGTTCCCCAAAATCAAACCGTCTGTAAACACGCCGTTTGAAGACAAGGTCCTGTAACCGTTAATTTCGTCGTTTTCCATGACAAAAAGGCCGCTTCCCGAATCTTTTGACAGGGTGCGCAATGCCGCTTTTGTGCTTGGGTGAAGCACGTATACATAATTTCCGTACACGTTGGCCAGTTCGAGCGCCTCTTCAAGCCCTACGACGTCTGCCCATGATGCTATCGCCGTTGCCGGGGGAGCAATGAGGTTCGCAATACCGGCAGGCTGTATGGCGCTTCCGGCTGCGTTGCCGAGCAGCGTCATTTCCAGCTTTTCTGATATAGCCCGGACGAGGTCGGCGCGGAGCATTGCTTCTGCCGAGTTG